ACCGCCTGCCGCTTCTAATCCCGTAGGGAAAGCATTCGCTTCAGCCACTACCGTGACTGTCCCGACACCCGCAGTTGCGGACAACCCTGTTACATCGGTGTTTGCGTCCGCGGTTACGGCTACTGCGCCAACAACCCCCGTTGCGGCTAAGCCCGTTACGTCTATATTAGCTTCAGCAACAACGGTCACTGAGCCAACATTACCGGTTGCCGCCAATCCCGTGACAGGTGCATTCGCTTCGGCAACAACTGTTACCGAACCTACATTACCAGTGGCCTTTGGTAGGTCTGTTTGGCCCCAAGGCATTTCGCCCCAGCCAAAGCGACCCCAGCCGCCTAGTGGGACGACGACATCGGTCATTACGCTATCCGAATGATCGCGTTACTTGCATCTGCGGTTGGGAAAACAACCGTAAAGTCACCTGCCGTCGAAGTCTTATCCGCGCCAAAGTCTAAAACCACTACCGATGGATTGGTAACAGAAATAGACGTTGTGTTCGGCGTTGAGTTGTAAATCAACGCGCCACGTGCGGTGATTGACGCCGTCGTCCAAGTCTCGTCAGCAAAATCAGTCAGCGCCGTAGTGCCGCTAGTTGACGGATCCACATTAGTCAGCGCCTGACCGCCAGCAGTGTAACCCGTTCCGCTAGTTTCATTAGTAGCGGAATAAGCCGTCGTGCTAGCATCCAGCGTAGCTGAGCTAGTATATAGCGCCATATACATAGTATCTGCGCCATTTGCAAAATCGTGTACACCAAACAAGAGTTCTTTCTTGAAAGATGTACACATAAAATTTCCTGAAAACGCCATGTCACAGTCTCCTTATAAGTTCGGCCATGTCTTTATGGCCTGCGTCATTCAGTGCGTTGTACACCGTTGTTCTATCACTTCTTATGGCTTCGCGCATATAGAAAGTTAGTGTCCTAACTAGCTGTTGGCGAAAGGCCCTTGCTTGGTCACGAATAGCTGGGTTAGCGTTGTCAGAGATAGAAATAATCTTATCCGCGCAGCGCTCCGCAACCTCTTCAGGTGTAAAGCCCCTACCGTTTGTGGTGTGGACTTCTACCTGAAACTCTGGATTCATTTGTAATGCTTCTACCTTCATTGTTTTGGCCTAATCACTTGTCCAGTGCGGTACTGGTCAGTTACTTCTTTAGCCTCACCAAACATCTTGAGGCCCATAATCGACTCACCAAACCGCTTTTCATATAGCGCCTGCATATCCGCCTCACCTTTCATAAAGATGTAGGCTTCCATCAAACTGCCATACAACATTGCTAATTCAGCGTTTTCACTGAGCCATGTCGTTCCTGTACCGGCTCCGACAGTCAAGCTGGTGGGCCTATAAAAGTAGTGCAATTCCACCGAATAGCTGTCATCTGGTGTAGGCCCAATGATAAAGTTAGTTAAATCAAAGACACCGTAATAACGAGGCGCACCCTCTACTGCGGGGTCTGGATTAAACTGTTGAATGTAGTTGGCATCCTTAAAATCAAGAAAGTTTGCGTCATTCCCCGCATCTGTGTACGCTAACGAATACGGCGCAAGAAAATCTGAAGGACAAGCCAAAAACTTGTTTGAGGCCGTCATGCTACCAGAGACGTTTTTCCGAAACAGGCTAAGTTGCACATTCTTGAGAATGCGCTCTTCGGTGTTACGAATAAATACAGGTATGTTATTAACGAAAGTCGTTTCGTCGTTTTCAGTGTAATCCTGAATAGCCTGCTGTAATTCTGCATATGTAAAGCTCATACTGTCACCGTAACACTACCAACTTGCCCAAAGCCCTGTGCAGGGCGCAAGTTAGGTGCCTCCACTAAAGGAACTCCAACAAACACGTCTAACGGCTCCGTTCTATCGGGCCGCGCTTCCTTCAACGCTTCCGCATCAACAACCTTACGAAAAGGCCCTAATTGCGGATGTTTTGGCTCCCATTCATCCTTGCCGACAAGCAACCCATTCCACTCTTTACGCATATCCTTATACCGATACCGGAAACCGGATCGGTCAGATATGGCATACGAGTCTTTACCTGTCGCGTACTTAGCCATCAAGTTGTCCTAAAATACTGGTATTGAGGAACAACATTAAAGGAAGCCCTATCCCGGTCTTCTGTAGCCGCCCGCTCAAACTCTTCTTCATAAATCGCCTTCAAAAGCTGCACTCGATTTGGTGCGCGTTTGACTGCAATGTAATACGCCAGACCCGCCGCTAAACACGGATAAAACCGAAATGGCACTTCCATCGTATTGATATAGGTGTCCGCATCCTCAATGCGGGTCAACGCATCATAAATAACCACATCTGTACTATTGTCCGGAACAGGCCAGAGCTTTAGTTCTGGCGTAATCTGCCGGTCAAGGAAGAACTGATTAGCTCTGCTTTCCGTAGTTTTAGTCGGAATAGACAAGTATTCATCCCGGCTCAGCCGCTCCAGTGCATAATCAGTGCCGCTGCGCCGCACGATAACAGACAAGATGTCAATCACGTCTGAGTCCAAAGAGTAATTACCCGTGCCTTGTGTAACCGTGATACTGCGCTGGGCAATCGTCCACTGGTTCAAGCCGCGGTTAGCCCAATCCGCCAACATGAGGTTGAGCGACCGCTTGGCAGACTTGAGGTCATAACCAGTACGAACCTCAAGACCACAGCGCTCAAACGCCTCCTCAATATAGTCGGAAACGTCTAACTCAAAATTTGTGCTGCCGGATGTAGCCATTTTACTTCTTCTTCACCATACCGCCGCCGCGCATTTTCTTTACTGCGCCGCCTTTTTTCATCATAGTTGGCTTTGCCGCCATGCCGCCGCCGCGCATCTTCTTGACCGCGCCGCCTTTTTTCATCATTTTACGTGGTTTCATTGCCATTTTTCAGTCTCCTGTAAAGATCGTTACGTCTCTGAAAGATATCTTCAGCGTCATACTCTTCCAGATACTTGTCATAATAGCCTTTTTTTACCAGTTTGTCTGCTGATTCCTGCACTTTGGACAGACGCTGCACAAAAATCATTGCATACTCGTCTTCAACTAAGTGCATAAAGCTCTGGTCGTCAATGAAGTCATTGGCCTCATCGTGTGGGTGAAAACCCATCAACCAGATGTCCCTGTCTATAAAAACGCCTTCAGATATAGCGTCGTTCATAAGTTCCAGATACTCGTGAAAGTCGTCGGGATCCTTCTTAAACGCCATGTCTACAATAATAACTAAATCAAAGGCGTCTTCCCATTGAGATATCGTGCTGTACAACACCTGCATATTGGTGTCATACTTAAACAAAATAAGAACCTTGTCGTCTTCCCAAGCCTTCTGGGCATAAGGACAAGGCGGTAACCCGTTATAATACGGGTTAGGTTTTTGCAAGGTATGCGCAGACCAAGCTAAAATTTCTTGGCATATCTCGCTTTCTTTATCTATGTAAAATGCTGTGTTGTTCATGCTTGTGACACCGATCCTTTCGTTCGTTTGCGCCGCCCGTTCATAACAGCGCCACAACCACGTGCCACAGCCGTTCCGGGGATACTACTGCCACGAAACCGGCGCTTTGCTTTAGTCTCATAGCCCGCAACGCCCCCATTAGCCATCTTTTTTACTTTAGCCGCTTTGGTATTAGCGACGACAGTCTTTCCCTTAGAGCCTTCACGCTTCTTTTTACGCGCTGTCGCAGCGCGTTCACTTTTGGATAAACTGCTAGCCTTACGTCTAGGCAAACAACGGTCAGGGTTACGCTTATCCTTTGACGTACCGCACGGCCCCGCGATATTGCCTTTGCTATCAATTCGGACCCAATCCTCATCTAACCACTCCTTTAATCCACCCATTATTTACCCTTTCGCTTACCGCCTTTAGACTTTTTGGCGTAATTAGGGTCTTTACAATACTTAGATGCTGCTAAGTTGGCATAAGCTGACGGATATGTGTCAAACGTGCGCTTTGCCCACGCCTTACCTTCAGGACATATTGTGCCGCCCTTCTTCATCTTAACGACGCCGCCTTTTGCCATTTTTCTAACAGAGCAAGCGCCTGCGCCTAAATTAACTCGTGTCATGATAACACCGCCACTAACGCTATCACTGTTGCCGCAAGTTGCAGAGCAATGCCGCCAAGAATAGCCCAGACCTTTATATCCAGACGATCTATGTCTTTTTGCATATGAGCAAGGTGGTTGGTTTCCAACCGATGTAAAACGGCCTGAATGACCTCAACCTTCTTGTCTAGTTCTGCAACTGTTGGTTTGCTCATTTAAATCACCATGCCTTACAAGACCAATATCGTGCGCTAAACTTGTCTTTGGCTGTATCACAGGAATGCCTTGCTCTAAAATTTGATCTACGCCCCGGCTGGTCTTTTTTAATGGACATATTGGGATCCCCAAAACGAACGAGCTTGATTTGGTCTCCCTTCTTAGCTAAAACCGCGCTTTTTTTGGACTTTCCGGGGGTACGCTTGGGTTTGTTAAACCCGGAAAACGTCTCTCCCCTATATTTAATTTTTCCTGAAGGGGTTCTAGTTACATCTTTAGTGGTTGCCATTACTGCCTCACTTAAAGAAAAACGTCATGCTTGTCACATGCGTAAAGGTGGCATGAATATCTGTCTGAAACTTTACGCCCTCCTCGCCGATTTGGAGGTCGCCTGTGGCGTTTGAGTGAAAATCTAATGTAAAGACGGTAGCCCCTGAAGCGCCACCGTCTCTCAAAACAACTTTACCGGTAGATCCGCCAGTATGGTAGTGTATAGAAACTAACCGACGTGGGCCACTTGCAACAGTGCCTGTAGCAGTTACGTAACTTGCTTTAATGTCAGAACCAGCCATTTGGTTGTCCTTTAATTAAAAAACACCGTAGCCGCAGTGATATTTGTGAAAGTAGAGATATAAATATCATTAACACGAATACCGTTAGACGGGATGTTTACCGAGTGAGTGTCAGATTGGTTGAAGTCCAAATCCAGCACGGTGGCCCCGCCGTCACCATCAGTGATGGTAAGACGAGGGGTACCTGCGGCTGTCTTCAACTGTATCTGACGAATCCGAGCAGGACCTACAGCAAGCGAACCTGTTGCAGTCACACGTTTTGATTTTACATCCGAATCAGCCATCACAGCCTCCTATTAAGCTGTCGGTGAGTCAGATGAAATACCAAAAAACTTCAAAGCAATAACGCCACCCGCACCTGCTGTGCCAGAAATTACAACCTCAACCTCATCGGCTGTTTCAGTAGCGGCAGTTGTTGCGCCACCAGACATACCCAAAACTCCGTTGCAGGGGAAGAAACCCTTAAAGCCGGTCGAGTTAATTGCTACGGTAATTCCGTCAACAAACCCATCGGGGTCTGCATCTGTTCCAATGTCCACAAGGTTTACAGCGTTTGCTGCCGCGCCCGTTACTGTGATCGCTACGCCCATTGGAATAAAGTTTGAGGGAATGCCGATAGAGGCTTCTTTGTGAGAAGTTCCTGTAGCAGCAATTGTGATCGAAGTGCTGTACGTTGACAAAGTCATTTCGTTGGTAAGACCGCCTGTTGTAGCGTTCTTAATAATGCTTTTAAAACCGTTTTCTGAACGGACGGGACCGTTAAAAGTTGTATTAGCCATGTAAGATCTCCTGTCTCGGCTAGTGTCAACTGCCCCATGCAGTTGTCAGGGATAATTCATACTACAACAAAAAAGGACGGCTGTGAAGCCGTCCTTTCCGTCGAATATTTTTTCTGATCTTTATGCGCCCGGTGTACCGAACACACAACGCCAGTCAGAAACGCCAAAGCTGTAACGCTCACGTGCCTTGAACCGCATATTACCGGTATCAAAATCGCCTTCCATGGCGGTCTTGATTGGTGCACGGTTGAAGTACTTGAAGCCGTTTGGTGCATCTGTCTTGATGAAGAAGGCATCAGTATCCGTCAGGAAGTGGTTAACCACTGCACCCTCTGGAAGCATACCCATGCTCTTCATTGCGTTCAGATCGTTGTCAGCAGTAGCTGAGCGCAGATTTGAGTTGATTACCCGCTCTGCAATGAATTGCAGTTCTTTCGGGATAATCAGCTTCATGCCGCGTACAGCAACCTTCAGACCACGCTCATCAGTGAAGCCTGCGATGTCAATCAGCATCTGCTCAAGAGAAGTCTCGTTGAGGTCAGCGGCGGTTGACAGCAAGTTACGCTGACTGCCTGAAAGTGAAGGGTGTGCTGAAGAGCAAAGTGCTGCACCGTCGCCGATTGGGCTGCCCGTGCTGAACGCATTGTTCAGGATGGAAGCAGCTTTGATCTGCTTGGTCTGAGCCATTGAGCGGGCCAGAGCCTTGGTGTAGCGTGATGCCAGACGGTCGTACAAGTTGTCTTCGATAGCTTCCTCAGTGATTGAGAACGCCAGAGCGATTGTTTCATGTGTGTACCGTGCTGTGTAGGTCTCTTGAGCATCGTCAAAGTTGATGGCTGCGCCTTCACCTTTAACTGGTGCTGTTGAAAAACCACCGAGCATCACCTCTTCTTCAAATGCACGATCTGAAGACTCTTCATCGAAGATTTCAGCGTGTTCATTTTCGTAGCGATCATACTCAAGACCGAACAAGGCATTTAGTCCGGGCTCAAGCTCTTTCGCTAGTTGTGCGCGAGAAATAGCCATTTTCTATGTCCCTCCTTAAATGCCAGTGCTTGCTGCTGTAGTCTGAGAATCAGAGCTAGAGCATGGAGCATTGTGGTGGAAGTTAAACCGAACGACGTAATTCACACCTGCGGCATCGTAATCGAGGTTAGCACTGTCACCAGTGAGACCTACGACACGCATGAACAGTGCTGCTGTAGTAGCAACAGTGGAAATGGCGAGTTCAGCAGTGGAACGTCCATTGTCGGTTGAACCGGACGTTGCGGTTGCCAAAGATGCGTTAGCAAAAATGTTTGACAGTGCAGTTGCACGGTCAGTTGAGCTACCATCTGCGGCTACCATGAACAACTGGTTTGGATTGTCAGCAACAAAAGCTTTGACAGGGAAGTTCGTGTCTACGCTTACGTTGTTGGCACCGGGCCAGTAGTTTTTGAAGACAGTCTTTTTGGAAGAGCTATCCACGTACTCTACGCCCATCAGAACCCCAAGTGCGGGAACCGTACCACCGTTTGCATTACCAACAATGTCGATAACACCAGCAGCCAGTGGAATTACTGGCGAATACTGATAAATCGCATTAGTGTTGGCCGCTGCAATCTCATATTGAGTTACACCAGTAGTGTTGGCACCTGCGCCATTAAGCCCGATAGGACGAAGACCAAAGGCAGTATCTTGATTTGCCATTTTTGTTTCTCCTAATCAGAGCGACCCTATCTCTGTGGGCCGCCAAAGGTTACACGAGATTGACGATCAGGTTTGTTGATCGTCATGGTTGAATGTGCATTCGTGCTCATCATGTCATTGTCAACAGCCTGCATCTGATCCGCGTTCCTCTGAGAGAAGTACTCGTTTCGTTCTGCAACCGTTTCCAATGGAATACGAGCAAGAATAAGTCCACCTACTCCAAACACACCTTCGTATTTTCCTGATTCGACTACCGGGGCCTCAAAGTCAGGGTACTCATCCTTACGAACCAGTTCCCAACCTTCGCGCATCTTAGCGCTGACGTTTTTAGTATCGTCAAAACCACGGGTTTCAGCCCGGATCCAACGATGCTTAAAACCATCCGGTGCAGGTGGTGCATCTAACATAGACGGGGGAGCCCACGGCTTACGCCTTGCCGTCTTTTCCCTAGATTGATTTGCGCGAGAAGTACGTTTGATTTCGCCTTCAAACATTTCGTTTTGATTTTCAGCCATCTTAATTACTCCTTCACGTATTTCGCGTATTCTTCAAGCGGCACACCCAATTTCTTCGCTATCGCGACTTGGCTAGGGGTGAGTCTAACCTTTTTCCCACTACTGCGCCCAGAGGTACTGCGGGATACGGAAGCAACCGTCTGAGCGGGCCGTTTGCTACCACCGTTTAGCTTATGCGGAAACTCTGTCTGCATACGCCTATCTAATTCATTATAGTAGTCATTTGACTGCGGGTCAAATCCTTCGTCTTCAACAAGCTTTTTATGTATGCCAAAAGCAGCATATGTCATCGCCTCGTCTTCGCCAAACCACGAGTTTTTCTGAGCCCACCGCTCTGCCTTGGGGTCAGGCCTACGTGGCTGCTGTTGAGGCATAGGCTGCCGCACCGCCGCCTGCTGCTGCGCTTGGATTTGCTGTGCATAGCGTTGCTGTTGCACTTTAGCCTGCTGAGCACGGTCATTTTCAATAGCCAAGCGAGTAATCTGCCGCTGAGCCTCAATAACGCCACTTGTGTCGCCCATCTCAATAGCTTTTGCTAAATTTTGCTCAGCAGTAGCCATCTGTGTTTCAACACGGCTGCTATACTCATTAACATAGTTGCTATCCAACGTGTCCATACGCTGCTTTAGCTGCTGCGCTTCAGCTTGCACGTTTTGAGCATACTTTAACGCTTCTTCGCGCTGGCGCTCTGCTTCACGCATTTTCTTTGTCAGGCGGTCAATGCGCTTCTGTGTGGCATTCTCCGCTTTGTCAAAATTATCATCTTCTGACGCCTGCTGTTCAGCATCGTCATTAGCTACATCAACCTCAGTTTCCTGAGAGTCGTCCAGATCTAGCTCAATCTGCTGTTTTTCTTCTGCCATTTTTATCTCCTAGAAATGCAAAATATCTTCAGGTTCTTGAATACGCGCCAAAATCTCGTCATCGTTCAAGATGCGGACTTCGCCACCATCAATCTTAAATCGCGAACCAGCGTAACGGGCAAACATCACCCAATTACCCTTTTCACACCACGGACCAGACGGAAACTTTTCCGCGTCCTTGTAAGCTAGTGGCCCTACCTTCAGGACATAGCCAACCTGCGTAGATACATTCTGCTCATCCAAAACTTGGTTTGGTAGGTAAATACCACCGTCGGTCTTACCCTTGCCGCGATACGGCAAAATAAGCAAACGCCAGCCCGTCGGGTCTGGCAATCTTTCTAGGAGGGAACCGCCGATTTTTTCGGGGTCTAATGCTTTATCAGTGACATCAACGTAAGCTTCCGCGAGGTTTGCGACGCCTTCACTTACGCCTTCAAGATCAAGTTTTTGCGCTTCAGTCATTGCTTTGCTCCTGTTTCTCTAGCAGGCCCTTGAGTTCCTGTTCCACGTGATCTAGGGATTTTAAGTTTCCCATAAGCTCACGATACTGCTCCATGTTCTTGACGTTGTCATAAATTAACAAGTCTTGAACCGCCTTCCGCCGCTCTTTGATGATCCGAAAAGTGGCTTCGGCAAAATATATTTCATCCACTCGTATATCTCCGCGTTAAATCTGATATATTATTATACCATTTCCAACGCGAAGTCACGTGTTTCTTTGTTCCTTCTTAACCAACCTTTACCAAAAGTGTTAAACGTCCGAAGGCTCTTGTAAAAAGCCTCGCGCTGCTCTGCGACAGACCGAATAATGTCTTCGGCGCTATACTCCTTCACAGCCTCTAGCGTCTTTGGGCCTATCGCACCGTCCTGAGTAGCCATAACCGCCTTTTGTAGCGCTTTAGCCGCCCTTCCCGGCCCGCTGTTCACGGCCCAATCAAAGATAGCAAAGTCCACCCCTGACGGCAGGCTATCGCCCTTGACCTTGTCCCAATAGCTCTGCTTGTAAATCAACTGCACGTGCTCATCGGGGATGTTCTTCAACTCATCCACATCTTCCAAGGGTCTGCCCAGAAAGTCTGAGTACGTCTTGTGCGTAACACCCTTGTTAGTTGCCCCGCCGGGATCATCCGGATGGTCAACAAAGCCGCCTTCGTGCTTTAGTACTATATCTAGACTTTTGAAAAAGTTCGATTCCATATCAACTCCGTTTGTAATATTTCGATACAGCACGATTACCGAACCAGAATGAGATTATGGCAGCAAATAGGCCTTGTGTTTCAGGGCTCCACATGAGGTCTACAGCATCTTTCCAATCGCCACCTGACTCCAACACTTTGAGCATAATAACCACCTCAACCGTGACAAACATCAAGAAGAAGGCATAAGTAATAACAGGCCTAACACTACCCCTAAGAGCGTTGACAAATCCGCCAGCGTCAATGCTTCGATCATGCTCATAGATGCTCTTGGTCTCTTGTATGTCCGCCTGCTTGTCGAGCTCTTGCAATTTTAGCGCGGAGCGCTTCTCCATCAACTCGGCTTCCATCTTCATCGTTTCGAGTTTCTGTTTGTGCTCCTGCCCCGCCCTGAAGTAATTCAGGATTTCCGGAAGAAAGCTTGTCCCAAAGCCCAGTAAACTCCCAAGCAAACTCATCATTTTCAATTCTCCTCTTCATCTCCGCTATGCGGCGTTTCAAATCTGCTATTACCTCATCCATCAGTACACCTTTACTGACCCCTCCTGTATGTGCTTTGGAACACAATACGCGGTCACCCTATCTTTAGGATTTAGATAATCCAAACTCCTATAATTCCCATATCTTTTACTTACCTGAGAAGCATAATAATTACAATCAATTATGCTGGCAAAGTACATATCGTTGCTGACGAGCCTTCGGTCATCCCCCGTGCCTAAATACACCATCAACAAAAATACGTGGATCATTCACTTGACTTCGCACCCTTGCTGTTTACATACAAACCAAACCACGCGGCACCCGCGCCAACAATCACACTAACAAAACCTGCCTGTGCGTTATTTGGGTCCGGCAACGCCATAAACCAAGTACACGTCTTGTAAAAAACTACCATGTAACTAAGGATGAGCAACCGAGGAACAATTCGCCACGCATCCAATTTTTCCGGCGTAATCATACAGAACCTTTCGTTTTAACAAGCCAAACAAACCCTACCAGCGCCGCTGCGCCGACAAGGATTGCCAATATAATAACACAAATTTCTACAAATTTCTGCCTGCGCTCACGCTGACGGTACAAAGTTTCCTGACGCTGCTTGCGAATGTTGCCTTCCATGCGAATAAGCTCGTCCCACGCAGACTTGCCCAACGTAAGACTGATCCATTGCTTTAGTTCATCTCTTTGGGCCTGCGCTTTACGCTTAGCCGCAAAGGCCTCAATAGCTTCCTGCTCTACAGACTTGCCGTTAAACAACTTCTTGAATATAGGTGGGTTCTTGGCTTCTTTTTCTGCTTGGTCAATATCAGAGAGAGCGCCCATCCATCTGGACAGGTCGCCCACCATTGACTCGACATCACGCCCTACAGCAAAACCTTTTTTAAGTGCCCCAAACGCCGCTGACGCGGTCGCCATCGCTGAAACTGGATCCATAACTATTTCCCGTAGTTATAACAAACATTATAATTTCTTCTTTTTCCTTTTTGACTTAGACTTCCCAGCTTCAGACAAAGCAATAGCAATAGCCTGCTTCTGCTTGTAGCCCTCGTCCATCAGCTTACTAATGTTCTTGCTGACGGTGGCCTGACTTGATCCCCGCGTTAAGGGCATTAGCTACAACTATTGTAGTCGCCGCCTTTTACGGCAGCACCCATGCCACGAGCCGTTGCACGACCCATGCTCATTGGAACCTTTACTTCGGCTGTCTTGCCATAAGGGATGCGACCCTGACCCTTGATATCAGCATATTCTACTGCCTTGGGTGCCGCACCCGGCTTATTCGTTACGATTTTTACTGCGCTTTTCATTCTAGTCTCCTAACGTGGTCTATTAAAAGGATTTCTAGCCCGCGCCAACACTTCTGCGGGCGTCAAAGCTATTTCTTGTTGTGGTGCCTGATAAAAAGAAAAATCTGTTATAGGCGTCATACTCGGCCCTGTTTGCATTACCGGAGGAGCCGAATACTGATTAACCGGTTGAGGCGTAGGTGCCAAAGGAGCTTCAGGCCTTTGAAACGGATTTACCGGTGGAGGCATTGGTGTAGGTGGAGGCATTGGTGTAGGCATTGGTGTTGGCATCGGAGTAGGTGTTAGTGCCGGTGTTGCTGTAGCCGCCGCACGTCTCTCTTGCAAAGCATTAAAATAAGCCTGCTGTAGCGGCGTGTGCTCCCCAAAAAACCCCACACGCATCTCTGTGCCGTCAGCAAGACGGATTAAAGTCCCCGCGTCCGGAGCCATGTCCAAAACGCTTTGTCCCGGTATGATCTCAAAGTCTTGTAAATCAGGCATTGCTGGCGGGTTAAGCGGGTAATCCGTCGGAACTTCGGTTGGAGGTTGAAACGGCTGAATGATTCGACCGGGCCCTAAGTCTTTTCCTACTTCAAAGCGTCGTATTTTACTTAACTGATCTGTATCAGTTAAGTAATCAGTGTAATATTTAGCCATTGATGAAGTAACGGGGCTGTGGCCAAAACCGTAAGGGTCGTCTATAACAACTGCCCCATATACCGCATTGTGCGGGTTTTCTTGCAAGAACTGGTTAAACTGATCTGAGTTTACAAACTCCTCATCAGCACCACCCCGCAAGGCGGTCTCACGCATCCGTCGAGCATGATCCTGCCGCATTGCCTCCTGCATCGCTTCTACGGAGCCGTATTCTTTACCGTCAATGCCTATGATAGGCTTTGCCTCACCACCCTTTTCAAAGTATCGAATCGACTTGTCTATCATTGGCCACCCCTTCCAAGCTTTAACAATTCACGCTCCATAGCAGACTGGATACGTGCCTGTGTCTGCCGCTCTTGCGCCGCCAGCCTCTGCTGGAACTGATCCGCCCGCAACTGCTGATTCTGTGCATCAAGCTGCAATTTAGCTTGGTCATTCTGTGCGTCCGCCTGCTCAGCCTGCGCCTTAATCTGAAGCTCCTGCTCTTTAAGCTGAACCAACGGATCAGGGCCCTCACCAGATACCTGCTGTGACATCTGCTTGACCATCTGCATACCCTCGGCAACAAACTGTGCCGTCAAGCCCTCAATAGCCAACATCTCGTCCTCAGTAGCCGCTTCGCCACCAGCCGCCTGACGACTCTGAATAAACTGCACCGCCGCCTTCTCACGAGCCGCAATCTTTACGTGCTCCATAATGTGCTTCTGCAAAGACATCGCAATAGCAGGCATACCACCAACCATCGGCGTCGAACCAAAGACCATGTGCGCCATAATATGCGCCTCATGCTCCTGACCCTCAAACGCCCGCAACGGCACCATGTCCATCGCGTCAATGTTTTCCTGCGCCGGATCCTTCGGTGTCGGCTCATCGTCAGGAATGCGCCGCATAATACGGTCCACGTCCCGCACACCAAGCGCATCGTACATATCCCGATACACCTCATACATATTGTGCAACTCAGGAGCCGCACCAGCCAACTGCAACTTAGTCTGAGCCAAAGCAATCCGCTGCGCTTGACTAAATACATTCGGGTCAGAGACAGGAACGATGTCCACCCGGTCATCAAAATCCTTACGCATCACCGTAGCGTCCGCACCCTCTACAGAATACGGATACTCCTGCGGCAAGCTCTCACTCATCACACGAGCCAAAATCTTAAACTCAACCCGCATCGCATTGTGCAAGCGCTTATGCACCGCACTCATCACACGAGAGCCCTGCTCCAGCATCGCGATAGTCGTACCTACTGCCGCCTGCTGGTTACCATCGCCCACCTTCATGTCAGTAATGGTCGCGAACCGCTGACCCGCCTGAACTACAAAACCAAGCAGGTTAAACAAGGTTGCGTCCGGGCCCTTGAATGGCAGCGGCATCAGGCTGTCACGAATAGCCCCACCGGGAGCGTCCACATCGCGGAACTCACCGGGCTGCAACGGGTCATCGTCATCCCTGATACGCAGTCCGCGGGCTTTGAAACCCGCTGGGAGATTGGACAACGTACCAGCGTCGATCAACTGTCGCAGCGCCGCCGTGGCAGTCCGTGACAGACCGCCAATGGTGTGAATAAGGCCTAAACCATAAAAACCAAAGCCCGGAAGGAACTTATAATGCACAAAATATTGTATCTTGCGCTTTAATTCGTCATCCTCGCGATAATTGCGGCGAATCGACAATATCTGCCCGTTGTCCTGACTGATGGTGACAACATATGGTACCTTAATACCCGTCGGCTCACCGTCGTCATCAACTTCTTCATACCCCTCAAGGTCTAAATCAACATGACACTCCAAAATAGTGCAGTCATAGTCAATCTGCGTAGCTGACGTGCCGTCAATCCGGTCAATCTCATCACCCACACTGTCCATTTCAGCCTGTGCCGGAATAACCGGAATGTCCAAATAGAACCCCGCAACTTGCTTCTTCCGCAAATCATTGAGGCTCATACGCACAACTTGCGTAATATTTGGGCAAGTGTCCAAATCTGCCGTTTCATACGGCACAACAAGATTTTCAGCAGGAATAAACTTACTTACCGCACGACCCAACGTCTCGTCATAGTAGACCTTCTTGAATGTGCTACCTGCCAACGGCAAATAAAACAGCATCTGGTCCATGTCAGGGGTGTAATCTTCCATCACATTCGTGATGTAGAAATTCATAAAATGCCTTACGCGCTGCGCTTGGGCCTGTTTTTCTCTGGTTTCAGATCCCATAATAGCAGTTCGCACAGGCCCGCTGGACGGCAACAACTCATTGAACGCCTGCGCCTGAAACTGCGTAGCCGCCTCGGCAAGCAACGGGTGCGTAACCCCAGAAGCCCCCCTAAAAGGCTGGGTCCTCTCCTCGTAGTTGAACCCCAACAACTCCAAACCGTTAGCATAAGCATCTTCCCAATCCTGCCTTCCCGCCTTATTGGCATCAAACTCGCCCAACAACTCACCCGCTATACGGCCAAGCTCCCTCTCAGGCATCTCCTCGGCCAAGTTTGCATAAAAATCATCACTCTCGCCGCGCTGATCCGCTGGCTCAAAATCAACCGTGACACCGCCATCCTCTTCCGGCGATATCTCAATATCCATCCCTTCCGCCATGCCCTCAAAAGACACGACGTTGTCCATGCTGCCCGGAAGCTCAAGCTCTACCTCAGCCGATAAATCTTCTGGATCCAATTGCGACGGGACATTCTTGTCCACCATTCCGCCAATAGGTTCACGTGCCATGCGTTATCTCCTTCTGGACTAACTTACCATAGTCCTATACATATTTCTAGCAATTGGTGCTAAACTACCCACGCCCCGTGGGCCGCGGTTCATGTTCCGCGCTACGTCTACCAAACTTACTACGCCGCCTTCTGCGTAGTTAAACGGATCTGGATCAAAACCCATCCCCTCAGGATCGTCTGCAACATTTTGTTCAAACATATCCACAACATCCTGTTCACTTAGCCCAACATCAGTGTCTGGAGCCTCTTTTTTGCGTGTTGCAATAGGCGTCCGCATAGCCTCTTCTGGAGTCTCAAATCGACGTTGTACAACACGAGACTCTACTTCGCCATAAACTGCATTATATAAGTCTTCCGACCTACCGCGTAATTCGTCCGGGTCGGCGTTGGGGTACAAGTCTTGCAACCGTTCAAAAATAGAAACGGGGCTTGCCCCCTTCGGAAATTGCTCTTTGTATTGAACAGCGTGTTGTACTTCGTGCAATAAATTAGATTGGAATTTTTTAGCGTTATTTGTGTAACTTACCGCAATAACCGGCCCGTTATAATCACCAAGTTTTCCGTCGTGCATGTAACCTGCGCCGCCAACGCCCGGAAAACGAACAACGGGGATTTTAGCCAAGCTTGGATATTCTTTATACAACTCAGGAAAATCTAAAATTTGAGACAAAATTGGAATCTTGGAACCTTTTGGAATATCTATATAAGCTCCATTTTCTACAAGACTAACTATAGGAACATCTGTTTTTAAACCAAATACCCCGTTTTGTTCATCGTGATATAATAAATTATCCCCAGTACTAATTTTTTTGTCATCAACTTCCGACAGCCCAAATAAAGTAGAGTTTTGTGTTGGAATTTCAAAACGAAAAGATTCTGAAGGATTATAAAATATACCCTCATCAAAGTAAGAACCGGTTTGCTCAAATATCTCTTGATCACTCTTACCTTGTGTAAGAAGAGATTTAGCAGAGCTAAATTTATTTGGCCCGGACATAGCCATACGACCACCCATAATACCTAAAACAGTGCCGTCTGAACCCTCTTTAGCAATGCTTTTGATTGTACCCGCCGCAGTCAAAGTGGGAACTAACAAGGGGTCATACCGGTACTCTTGGCCGGTCTCCGGATCATACGCAAAGTCATATCCCTGCATCATGGCTTCAGCACCACGCATCTGCTGCTCAGGTATGTCCATAATCGCCTGACCTGCGGCCTTGGCGGACTCAACCGGGTCAGAAAAGAACGAGGCTACGCCTTGAACAATAGGCATATAACTGAAACCAAACTCCGGCTCCGCATACTGCCCCGGAGTAAACTTACGCATGACCTCGCCTTTAATGGCGTCCATGCCCAATTCTTCCAACGGAATATACTCCGTCGTAGACGGCTCAACCACGCGACTGCGATACGGCACAAACATATTAAAAAACTGTGTGCCAATACCCTTTTCCTGAACGTCGGGTATGCCATAAGCGTACTCAGCGTCGGGGTCCGTGGGCCGCGGGGCGGGAACATTTGCCGCTAAGAAATCGTCTTCCGGATTGCTAGCCAATTTTACGCCCCAATATCCGAGAAACTTGATCTAGTAAGTCAGGGCCTAGACCAGACATAACTTCGTTAGGCCCCTGCTGTATTCCAGCAAGTTTTAAAAGTTTTCCGCCAACCGCCGCGTCACGATCAGACAAAAGCGGTTTGTTAACCGGCATTACTGAAGCTATTCCGCCGTTTTCAAAACCTATTGGCTGGTCACTTCTATCAATGTTAAACTGTCTTTGTATATCCCTGTCAAAAAGAGAGGGAGAATGACCCTCATACGGAGTCACCCTTTCCTTGTTAATCTCCATGCCCTCCGCAGCAGCGCGATAGCGGTCACGCGAGGAAGATCCTAAATCGACTCGGTAACCCTCATCGTCTATAAACGGAACCGCCTCATCGCCCACAAATCGGTACGCCATTCCATACTCATCGTAAGAGGGCCGTGTGCGACGAAGCGTATCTAAACCTGCGGGGGCCCCGAACATCATTTCGTCCATAGACATTGACGAGAAATCGGTAAAACCGCCCGCCCCAAGATTTACCGCAGAATCCGCCATTAGTAATACGCCCTAACCTGTATGTTCGCGTCCTCGTCATCCCAATCGTCACTGGGCAACTGAACAAAGTTACCTTGCCGGTATCGCATTAAGGCCTGTGTCATACTATCAACCAAGTCATCATGCTCTCCGTTCGGAAAAGCCGCCACCTCCTCAATCATCTCATCGGCAAAGACGGTGTCGGGGGCCCAAACCATACCCGCCTCAAAAAGTGGCGATACAGAGTGGACTCGTGTTATCTTATCATTTCCTTTGCTTGGCGTAAAGTTAACAACGGGTATACCCATATTTCTTAATTCGTGCGTCAAGGGCAGACCAGAGGCCTTGGCTTCCACAATTACTGTGTCGGGCTCCCAATATTTGTACTGGTCCAAAGCGACCTGCTTCAGTTCAGGAAAATCCCATCTGTCCTTCTTGCTGTCCAAAAGTATGAGTCCCGGTGGGCCCCCAACCTCCTCTGGACGAAATACACCCCACGTGGTTATCGCGCTAAAGTCAGCCGTCTCGCGTTTACTAAACGCCGTGTCATATGACTGAATGACATATTCAAGATTTGGAATACGGTCTTGCTCCCAGCGTTTCCACCACTGGCGCGGGATAATCGCGTTCTCTTCACCCGTCGGGTTCTGCTGATACTGAGCATTCCATTTGCTGGGCGGGATAGACGCCTTTACCGCGGTCAGGTCTTCCAAAGACCAAAACTCCGGCCAGCACGGAACGCCGTCATCAAATATCGCAGGAAGCTCCACAACTTCCCACTGGTCAGCCAGAGGGTCTTTAGCCATCGCCTTCAAAAGCTGGCCTGTCATATCCTTTTCTGACCACCGTGTTTGGACCAAAACAATCGACCCACCCGGCTGAAGACGCTGTCGGGGGCCCCCAGTGTACCAATCCCAAGCATCGTCAAACCCGTTCGCAGACATCGCCGTCTGTTCCGAATGCGGGTCATCAATGATTACCAAGTCGCCACCACGACCCGCGAGGTTTGATCCAACGCCAACGGCATAGTACATCCCGCCAGCAGAAGTGTCCCAACGACCAGAAGCTTTACTGTCAGCAGCCAATTTAACATTTGGAAATACCTCCTTAAACTCGTCACTATCCAAAAGGTTTTTTGTCTTACGGCCAAAGTTGACCGCAAGCTCTGTCGTGTGCGTTGCCTGAATAATCTTCATCCGCGGGTTCTTGCCCATCATCCAAGCAGGAAACAGGAAGGATGCGAACTCTGACTTAGTATGACGCGGGGCCATGTTGATGATAAGTCGCTTTAGGTCGCCTTTTGCAACCCTTTCTAACTTTTCGGCAATGATTTTATGGTGACGACCGGCAATAAATTCCGGCCACATAGATTTTACAAAAGTCAAAAAATCATTCTGACAAGCTTCATTCTTCTCGATTTGCGCGAGTCGCAGGCGAAGCTTTAATTCCTGATCGGAAACATCCATCGGGGGCCCCTAAAGTTGCACAATTTGTACGCATAAATATGCACATTTTTTAGGCAGTTAACAAGTCTTATCTAATTGCACAAAAAATAGGCAATGTTTCACGTGAAACATTCATATCATTTTTCACATGATTATTTGTCAAAAACATGGCCCTTGCCTGCGCAGCTAAAGCCCGTGGCCGCGTTGCGCGATTTTTGGTAAACGCTTGTTTTATCACGGTTTTTTGGCTCCATACCGGAATCCGTGTTTTTAAGGCCGCGCCCCGCGTTCCGCCGCCCGCCGCCCGCGTATCACGCCCCGCCGCCCGCGTATCACGCCCCGCGCAATTCGCCCGGCGTTGCCCGTGCCGCGTTCCGCCGCCCGTAAAAATTTTTAAAAATACCGACGCCCGCGCCCCGCGTTTTTTGGATCACGCCCCGCCGTAAACTTTCCGCCGTATGTTTTCAACAATCCCCGCCCCGCCGCACGGGCAGCTCGGAAGAGCAC